CGCTAGGTCGCTGAGGCGTGGAGTGCGTCCCTTCTCCTTTTCATTCTCGCGGTTCAACTGAGCCAAACACAACATTGCCACTCCGGTCTGGACCGCAATGTCTTTGAGTTTACCGGAGACCTCTGCGACCTCATAGGTGCGCTTTTCTGCTTTGTCTGCTGCTTTGACCTTCTGGATGTAGTCAACAATCACCAGCTTGACTCCATGCTTTCGAACCGCTCGACGAACGTTTGCTGTGATGGAAGCAATGCTTTGAGAGCTTGAGCCATCCAAGAACCACAACGGAGCCGCTGAGATCTTGCCGGTTGCGGTACTCATCGAACGCATATCCCCTTCAGTAAGGTTGCCGCTCTTCAAGTTCTGCATCGAGACGCTGCCAATGGAGGCAACAGAACGGCGGAAGATTGCCTCTTTCGACATCTCCAGCGAGATGAACAGCGTTGGGACTTTGGCTCTTACCGCTGCGGCTTCGGCTATGGCTATGGCAATGGCTGTCTTACCAATCGAAGGTCGAGCCGCAATGAGAGCCATCTCGCGGTACTGGAGACCGTCAGTCATTTTGTCCAACCAATAGAAGCCGGTGGTGACCCCACTCAATGCACCTTTGCGAGAGAAGCGTTCCTGCATCTGGTCGATAAACGAGCCTCCAACTTGCTTTGAGGTCGAGAGTGTCTCGCGGGATAGCTCAATGCTGAGTCCTGATTCGGCATTAGAGACGATTTGATCCGGCTGGAGGGTGGTGACAGCGGACTCTCGTATCAAGCGGTCTCCAGCGGCTCGTAGCTGGCGACGATGCGCTGCTTCAATGATTCCCTTAACATAGCTCGGGAGGTTGGCTGGTGATGGACAGACTTCCATCGCTCGGTTCCAGTCTTCAAACGGAATTGGCTGGTTACCGTTAAGCTTCTTCCACTCCTTCCCAAGCTCTTGGATCGTAGGGGTGCGGTTCTGTGAGACCAGCGAGCGAATCGTCTCGTAGGTATCGCGGAGCGAATCAGTCTCAATCCACTCGCTTTTAACATCAGCGAAAGCGTCGGAACAAGTGTCGATTGATCCGGTGAGACAAGCTCCAATGAGTCCAAACTCATCGTCTTGAGCGAAGAAAGCGTCGTTCACAGCGAATCCCTCCAGTCAATTTCCTTCTTGGGTCCAGATTGGATTGGAAGGGATTGTTGCTGGTTAGACTTCGGGAAAATCCCTTTCCAACCTGAAGCGATCGAATGCTCAACGACACTTGGAAACTCCGCAGCGGTGAACTCTTTGGACCACTTGGTAAGTGCTGCCGTAAGTCCAATCTTCTTGTAGCCTTCTTTGCGCTCAGATTTGTACTGAAGCCAGAGCTTAACGGCTTGAAGACAGTTCTCTGTCTGAAAGCTGTCTGGAAGCTCAACCCCAAAGCCAACATCCCACGGCGACGGTGGAGCCTCCTGCTCCTTTCCCTGTTCCTCTTCCCTGTTCCCTGTTCCAAGACTATTTTTCTCGAGCCCTCTCGAATCCTCGCGAGAGTCATCGAATGGAGGGAGCTTAGACGCTGAAGGTTTGTCGATTTTCTGGTGATTCAGCCATTTTGGGATGTCCAGATAGCACTCATCGTTGACTTTGTAGAGTCGAATGCAGCGTTCCTTCTCAAGCTCAGCAATCCATGCTGGAAGCTTCTTCAAAGCATCGTCGTCGTAAGGGTAGAGACGGCTCGCGAGGAGTCGCGAGGATGCGCGAGCCCTCCCGTGATCGTCGCAGCATGAGAAAAGGCCGATGAAAAGCAGTCTAGCTTCTCTTGAAACTCTTCCTAAGCTTTCGGATTCCCAAAACTCGGGTTTGATTGATCGGATTCTCATTCCTGATCCTTCCCATTGAGATATTCATTTCTGTTTTGAATTGCCTGCGCTTTTGCTTCCTGAAGCATTTGGCAAACCATATCAACGTTGTCGATTGCCAATAAAACCAAGCTCTTATCACCCAACGGATGAAGCTGGTAGATGCAGACATAGCCTACATCTGATGCGTATACTTCGGTGTCGTTCTGACTTTGGATTTCGAGTTTCATGCTACAAACAGAAACCCCATCCAGTCTGTGGTAGGAACTCCCGCACAAGCAACGGGACGTACACAGAAAGGATGGGGATAAATTGGTTGAACATGGCTTGTGTTATGGTTTGCCAACGCTCGCTTCCTACGGCTCGCGCTGACTGGTTACCTTTAACCTGCAACCGGACTTTCGTCCAGCTTGAACTTATCGAAAAATTCGGCTCGGGTTCTGACGTAAAACTGACCGTCTTTGGAGTAGATCACGCAGAGCCGCTTGGTCTCACCAATGCGGAGTTGCGCTTCTGATATCAACTCAACTACGAGTTCAGGGTTTGTTTTTGATCGAAATTGCATCTGTTGGGTAGTAGTGGAGCGTTGGATAATTACCGCGAGTCTTGGTGTCGATGCGGAACTTCTTGGACTGCACCAAGCCAAGCTTGATTGCTCTGCCGAGAACTTGACCGGCAGCGTTTGGAGTGATTCCCCATTCATCGGACCATTGATTGGCTGTCTTCCATCCTTCTGGAACTTCTTCGGCTTGCTTCTGGATAGCGAAGCGTAGTCGCTTTAAAAGCTCGGCAGAGTCCATTTCTGTTCGTTTTGCGGCCATTGGTGAAGGTAGAGTTGTGCGCTGCTGTCGGTGTATTCCCCAAAAACTATCCCGTGGGACCAAGCTAGGGTTGATCGCCGTTTGCTCGCGTAATCCATCGCAGGAATGTCTGCAAGCGTTCCAACACAAAAGCCAATCGGATTTGATTGAGTTCGACCAGTTGCTTGACCTGCTCGGTGAGCATGAGCCACAACGCAGTTACCAAAAGTCTCGGCTGAATCACGCAAGAAGTTCTCGCCATACATAACACCGTGTCCCCATCGAAATCCGCCCAACCGATAGAACGAGCGATCAAGTGCGTCGTTGTATTTGATAAATGTATGACAGTGTTTCTCAATTGGTTTCAACATTCGCTCCCATACAGCCTCAGCGAATCCTCTTACAACAGCGTTATGGTGATTGAGATACTTCTTAGCACGTTCATCATGGTTTCCCATTGTGAATACTGTTGGTCGTAACTCATTAAGGAACTTAGTTCCTTCTTGGATATCGTCTAAATAGTCATCGGCTTGGTCCGAGTCTTGAGGGTCTCGGAGTGAACCAGACCGCAATGCGGCAAGATCGTAAGCGTCCCCTAGATGGATTACTTCGTGCGGTTTGAACTTCTCTCGGAACAACAGCACCGCAGCGAGTGCATCTTGATTGGCTCGGTTCCCATGACTGCAACCAATCGCCATGACTCGACGCTGGCTCTTTGTGATGTTCACAATTTGCAATAATCATAGAATTAGGGCTTAATCAAGACACACTCGCGTTGATAATCGTCAGATATGGTTACTTTACACGCAGTTTACCATTTCGGACGCTCCAAACCCAATACTCGGAGACGTTGTACCTCTGAGACAGTTCTCTGAGCGTGTAAGTGTCTGACGCTTTACGCACCGCATCGACGACTGACTGGTCAATGTGGCGACCACTTGGACGACCAAGCTTCGGCTTGAGCTTGCGTTTTGGCTTCTCGACCGTCTGGCGAATCCCAAGCAGCTTTGAGATGGACTCTTTAGTTAGACCGAGTTTTTGTAGTATGCTCATTTTGGAATAGTTCTGGATGAAATGTGATAACGTGAAAATCAATAACGTGTCGTAGATATGCTCCCCAAGATTTGAAACCGAGTTTTGACGCTTCTTGTTGTAGTGCTGTCAGTGTTTTGTAATCCATCTCGAAAGATGTATTCACTTTGTCTCTGTTACTATCCAGTCGAAGTTGTTCTGCCATGAATCATTAAGTTCGTTGTAAGTGTTATTATTGATCTTCCATGTAGAAGGATCGCGTTTAGATTTAGTGTGACGACAGACTAGTAATATTGCCAGTTGTGATATCTTAGTTTTACGGAGTTGGTGAGATGGATCTAAGTCTGAGAGCTTCATTTCTTCCCCCTCTCCTCCTCCAGAATCTGAAGCATTTGACTCGCAACCTGACCGTCTGAGCCGTCGCGGAAGAATGCTGATGCTGCTCGGTGGATGCGGTCTTCCAGTTGTTTGATCCGATCCTCCCGCTTTCTGACTTCGAGAGCGATTGCGCGGAATTCTTTTCCTTCCCAAGAAGGTTTATCGCACCCTTCTTCAATGAAGTTCAGTATTCGTTGTTCTACACTCACAGCTTGGCCTCCTTGGCTTTGTCGATGGTTGCG